CTTCGTTTGGGTTTTGAACTTCTTCAGTCTCTGGGACTTCCTGTGGCTCCGGTTTCTGCATCAACTCTTCTTGGTTCTCATTAGTCCAGGCCAAGATGTCTCTGACTAAGATAAGGACTTCATCAAAGGTTTTCGTTTCTAATGATCGAGTTAAGAACTCGTTTTCTTCAATATTAAATGGTACTTCAAGTTTAGTACCAAGTTTGGTTTTAAGATTGATTTTGTCGATCAGTTTTACTTGATCCCAGTCAATATCTGTAAGGTCTCCGAAGAACTCTTTCTTGAGTAGTTGGTCATAGCCTCTGTTAAACGCGCCGACCAAGCCTGGGTATCTAGTTTGAATCTTTCTCTCAATTCTGGCATCTTCTACTACGTTAATATAAGACCTAGGACATCCCTTTAATTTCTCTGGGCTGTCGTGCCATCCTTCAAAGGGAGTTTCTAATGCGTGACCAACTTCATGACCTACAAATAAGTCATAAACGTCTTTATCCATTTCTTCCCATAGAGGTAGACCTAGAACACGATTCTTAATATCAAACCATGCAGTCTTAAAGTTACCATGCTGGATGGTAACATTCTCTTTAGCGAGTAGTTTTGGTAATAGTGATTTGTTCATATAAACTCCTTATCTTTTATATGTGTATATTATATCACATAAATAGGGGTCTGTAAACACTTTTGCGTAAATTAGTTTACTTTTTTAGAACATTTTAGTATAAGTATATAACTAAATGATATATCACCTGATTTTGCTGAAGTTCTTGTGCTTAAAGAACTCGATCTTGCTACGGAACTTGTTCTCTAGCATATCACCCTTATGAGATATAATAAACACATTGGAATCATCATCCAGAGTGCTTAGAATCTTGGTAAGGTTCTCCACCCCATCCACATCCAAACTGGAGTCGAATGTTTCATCCAGAATCAGTAGATTAGTACTGGCTGAGTTCTTCATCTTAGCTATCTGTCTCCAAGTAAATAGCAATGACAAGTCAATGCGTTGTTTCTCGCCTTCTGAGAATGATGCATAGTTGAATGAATCGCGGTGACGTGACCTAATTGTCTCATTAAAGTTTTCATCCAGATGGAAGGCAACAAAGAAGTCCAGAACCTGAAGGTAGTTATTAATTAACCTATTCATTACTGGTAAGTATTGCTTAATGACTTTAGTCTTAATGCCTGTATCTTTTAGCATCTCACCAATGACTTCATTATAGGTTCGTTCTTCTACATACTCTAGCTTCTTTTCTGTGGCAGATTCTTTAGATTCCCAAAGGGTATTCAGTTCGGTCTTTGCACTCTTAAGGTCTCCAGACTGGCCGGACAGACCGTTAATCTCTTTCTGGACTTTATCTACCTCTCTTTGAATAACAGAAATTTTATCGTTATTAGAATTGATACGTTGCTGTCTCTGCCTTAGCTCATTGAGTTTGTTCTTAATCTCTTGGCCTTCCTTTTCTGCAGTAGATACTTCTTTTTGGATATACTCGATATCGGATTGAACATCAGCAGCATCTTTCTTAATACCACTAAGTTTGGCTGTCTTGATATCAATATTAATTTCTTGTTCACAAGTAGGGCAAGAATCATTGTCCTCAAAGAATCTAGCATCCTTAACTAGTGCCTTTATCTTAGTGTTATTCTGAGCTTGTGCAGTCTTAATATCCGTCATTCTTTCAAGAAATGCCCCATGTGCTTTTTCTTCTGCAGACATTAAAGCTGTTAGGTTCTTTCCAACTGACTTAGAATCTTCAAAGAGTTCTGTGATTTCAGACTTATGATTCTCAATAGATATTCTCTTCTGTTCTATCATATCCTTATTAATAGATTGCAAGTCATTAATGTACTTAGTTTGCGAATCCATCTTGGTCTTATATAACTCAATCTGGTGTGATATATCACTAAGCTCATCTTTGATCTTGGAGTTTCTTTCTTTTAGCAATCCATTCATCTTAGAGAATATCTGGATATCCAACAAGTCTTCAATAACTGCTCTACGGCTCCATGCTGGTAGCTGCATGAATGGAATAAAGGAACTACTGCCTAAGACCACAATCTGGTGGAAGGACTTATGGTTCATCTTTAAGATGTTTGTCTCCAAGAATTTCTGAAAGTCCCTAGCATTAGATGCTTGATTGATCATGTTTCCATTCTGCCAGATTTCAAACTTGTTGGGTTTGATACCACGAACAATCTTAAATTCAGCATTACCAATTTCAAACTCTACTTCAACCAGTGCTTTCTTTTGGTTAATAGAATTGATAAGCTGGTATTTGCCTATATCTCTGTGGGGTTTACCAAAGAGTCCAAAAGAGATAGCATCTAGCAATGTAGATTTACCTGCTCCATTTTGGCCTACAATGAGTGTTGTAGGTGATTTGTCTAGTTTTACTTCTATAAATTCGTCGCCGGTGGATAGAAAGTTCTTCCACTTACATGATTTAAATTGTATCATACTACCTCTAGGTTTTGTGCTTCAGTATATAGTTTTCTCAATTCAACTTTGATATGTTCTTTATCAAGTTCAGTATCAACTGCTTCGACATATGAGTCAAGTAGCTCGGTGGTATCCTCTAGGGAGATAGCATCATCGTCTACATTCTCACCAATATACTCATCAAAGGATTCTGCAATCTTGAGCTCGTATGTTTCAATTGACTGTAGTCTATCCACAAATTTGTCAAACATATATAAGTCATTTTTATTTATAACAATGAGTTTAATAAATTTCTGAGCATATTCTGACACATCAACTGTGTTATAATCGGTCTTAGTATCGTCATAAACGACCTTCTTAAACATAGTAATAGGATTACGGACTGGGGTAAACTCTCTAGTTTCAGTATCTAATACATGAAAATACTTAGGATCATCTACATCAGCCCAGGTGAATTCCATCTGTGAACCCAAGTATGTAACATTACCCTGACTTGATCTAGTGTGAAAGTGACCTGATACCACTGTTTCAAACCGCGAGAATATATCTGCACTCATTCCGTGTGGATTAGGCATACCTGCCATAAGGTCAAAGCCTTTTAGTTCTAAGTGAGCTCCTAAAATGGGCGCCTTACATGACATAGCAAAGTCAACATACTCTTGATAGTTAGCATTATTAATCCATGGGATAACTGCGACGCCAAGGCCGTCATAGTCTATGACCTTAGGTTCCATAATAATATTTACATTACTAGTAAAGTATCCAAGAAGTTCTTTGAGAGAGCATAGTTCGTTGGTGTTCTTATAAAAGACATCATGGTTACCAGGAATGATATCCATAGTAATGCCCATATCACGCATAGGCTCAAGAAAATGCTTACGATTGGCATTGAGGGCCTTAAAGTTGACGAATTTTCTGTGCTCATAGTAATCACCTAAATGCAGTATATTCGTGATATTATGTTCCTTTAAGTAGGGAAAGAAAATTTCTGTATAGAATCTCTCTTGATACTTTAAGAATATATCTGATGAATTTCTTACACCGCAGTGTGTGTCGTTTAATATTGCTATTTTCAATCTGCGTACCTCCCATGATTAATTAAGTGATGCATTCTATGACTATGAATAGCCCATAGTAATTTAAGCAATGATGTTTCAGTATAAACACCAGATTTACATTCATATTTCCACATAATTACACCATAAATAATTCTAGTTTATCTTTAGCTTTGGCCTTCTCTTCTTTGGCAAATTCTTTAATCTTAGCGTCCTTAGTTTTAACCTGATCAATTCTATTTCTTAGGGTATCTACATACTGCATAGTTTGTTCGGCACCTTCGCCGTCCATACCCATAGCAACAAAGTCATCAATGCCACATTTCTCAATGTATCTGAACTTAATATCCTGTTGTTTCTTCTCTTTAGTTATTCGCCTAATAAAGGCAAAGTAACAGATCTGGGTAAAGTAAGAGAATGCGTTAGGTTTGCCTGTTCTAGTTGCAGCTTCGATGTTATAGTTACCAATGGCTCGTAAACAATTCTCTACTGCATCCATTACCATTTCTTCTCGGTAGGTATATCTAACAAAGTTAGGTCTGTGAGATAGTCCTTCTGCAATCTTAATAAAACATGTAGCAATATAGTCTGTTACTATAGGCAAGGGTGTTTCATTAGTTCTAGCTACAAGAGCTTCCTTTGCATAATCATAGACGGCTTCAGAGAAGTCTCTATTGTTCACATAATGTGGTTTTTCTTTCGGTTTTAGTTTAGCCATTAGTGGGTTTCCTCCATATAATAGTATATTATACTACACTTTTAAGGCAAAGTAAAGTGTTATTTTAATTTAATTTATTTACAGAAAAGTGTTGACAAAAGCGGCTAAGTGTAGTATAATATATAAGTCAACCGGGAGGGGTAGAGGTATACCATAATTAATGTATGGTTTCCTTGTGATTAGGGACATCATCTACGGGGTGAACTTCATCTTCTACTTCAAATCTATTACATATCTCATCTGTAATTCTATTTAATAATGTCTCTTGACTCTCCGGAGGCTCGAAGGCCTCTTGGGCCGAGAGTGCATACTTAATATACTCCTTCTTAATGGAATCTACCACACTAGAGCTACCCATGATATTATGCTTATCAATAGTGTATCTTTTCTGATCAGAGAATGGAAACCAAGGGGTAAACTGATAACCACCAATCATAGTACTATAGACAGAAACCGGTCTCTCAACCATATAGTTGTCTCTGTTATCATTACTAACCAAAGCAATGATATTATCACCGTTGATTAGTTTAAAGTTTCTTATATTAAGTTCTTCCATATTATATATTTATATCGTAAACTTTGTAGTCGAATTTCTCTTTAGCATATATCTTAATGCGCTCTGCCGCATGAACTAAGGTATAATTCTTCTTACTCTTCCAATGTAAATCATCAGCAATGTCATATACTTTAGTGTCTATACCATCTGCTGACTTTCTAAGCCCACGTCCTATGCTTTGTAGAACCCTAATTTGACTCTTACTTGGTGAAGCAAATATAATATTATGCAGACGCTTAATATTGATGCCAGTACTAAAAGTACCCATACTCGCCACAATAATCGCATCCCCTTGTGTTTCGGTAATAGCTCTGACATTTTCTCTGTCGTCAACGTTAGTTTCTCCACTCACATAGAACAGATTCCTATCTGTATCTTTCAATTTATCTAGTAGCATATCATGTAGAGGTTTGCCATGTTTATCTACATATTGGAATAACACTAAAGTGTTACCAGTGCAATCTATAGCTAGATTAGATATAAAGTTATTTCTTGGCTCGTACTTGACAATGAAATCCATCTCTTGCTGATAATCTCTCTTAACCCTACAATATTCATCAGCATACTTTAACAGTAATACATTAATATCTAACTGTGCTAAATCGTTACTATCCATTAGTTTCTTGGTAGTAGTAACCTTATGAACAGGGCCAAATAGCCCTTCTAACACTAATTGGTGTGTTTGTGTTCCATCCAAAGTACCTGTGGTACCCATTCTATATCTACATTCAGTGCACTTTTCTAGGATAGAGGTCAGTGACTTGGCCTTAAAAGCGTGTGCTTCGTCACCTACAACCATACCAAAGGGCTGAAACCATTCTGCTCTTTCTTTATATATTGATTGCCAAGTAGTAATGATAACTCGTGGTTTGACGTTATACTTCTCTTTACCTGCATAAATCTTATGACAGTTCTCTGTTACTTCCCACTCATCAAATTGTGAGTAGTCAGCAAAGTCCGAATACATCTGCTCAACAAGAGATGTTGTGGGTACAATAAGTAACACACTCTGATCGGATTCTTCTAAGAAGTGCCTAATAGCCAAGTAAATAATAAGTGACTTACCCGAAGCAGTAGGTGACAGTAGTAGAGACTGGCCGTTTGTGAGAGCGTGTTCTAGTGCAGCGATCTGATAGTCACGAGGTGTGATTTTATTACCGGCCGCCGTGAGAGTTATCTCGTTAAGTAATGCAGGTATGTCTATGATATTCTTTGTACCAGCTAGACCGTATGTTCTATTAGGTTCTGGTTGTATATCATACTGTCGAGCATTAGCAAACTCTTGCATGTACTGAAATAAACCGGAGTATAGTGTTTTCTTTCTTAAATCAAAGAGTCGGATTTTACCATCCCACATCCTATTCTTATATGCTGGCATGAATTTATAACCAGGAACATAAAAGCAGAAGTGTTCTGCTAATTCCATTTCGATAGAGGGGTCGGTGATTATCTCTAAGAAGGATTCATTCTTCTTTTTGACCTTTATTATGTCCAAGATACTGTTCCGTTATATAGAGAGTATATACGAATCTTTCGCTTATACTTAGTTTTAAGTTGCATTCCATCAAAGTCCACTATTTTTTCACTAGTGTTCTCTAATATATAGTTTCTTAACTGGGTTAAGGAATTCCAGCGCCCTTGCTTTTTCTCTATATAATCTAAAATATCCATTACAGAAGCTCTTTCAACCTATTCATAGTAGTATCTATATCACTACATAGGTACTCAAAAACATAGTAACATAAGAACCTTCGTGTTAGCTCTTTATCGTACCAGTTATCAACTGTGTTTATCATTCCTCGTAACTGAGTTAAGGATCTCATGTCTTGTGTCACCCAATGATAGTCTGGGTATCCGTATGTAATCATAGGAACATCATGCATCATGCACTCTATACCGGCAGTACTATTATCTAATATAGCAACTCGTGTCTTAGGTAGAACGGAATGTATTGTGGTAAAACCTTTTAGAATTTGAACATTCTTCATTTCTTCCCATTTTCTATAAGCTCGTTTCTCTGTAAGAGACGTTGCTTTATATTTTGGGTGCAGTTTAAGTACTATATTCTCACCTTCTAGTTTATCAAGAATCATATCAATTCTATTAATATGTCCTTTAAATCCAAAACCATTAACAGTTTCATCATCTGGCATTTGGCCTATAACAAGTATGTGATCCTCTTTTACATCTTTAACTTCATCCCATCCGTGTATTAGAGCGGATTGATCCCACTTATTGGCTCTTCTTTCTATAAGGGATTGTATTTCATTCCACTCTGTAATATCATATGCTCTCCAATCCGTATAAGGTGTCGGATCTTCAAACGTGAGAGCAGAACTATTAGCATACCCGGTATCGCATATTTGAAAGTGTTGGCTGGTAGGTGCTGTAGGTTTGAATATGATACTATTCTCTGGCATATCAGGTTCTAAGTCTCTACACGTATGGTTATATATGTGCAAGTCTGGATTATCACCTTCTGTATGACCCATCATTTCTAAAGACAATCTAATCATGTTAGCTGCATATGCAAACTGACCCTGAAAGGTATATCTATGTTCGTATATTTTAAATTCCACTAGTGAACTTTCTCCACTCAATCATATTCTTAATATTTTGATGCCGCCACTTAATGTTCTCCATTATCTCTTTAAGACAATCGCACATCTCTTTGGTATATTCCATTTTGGCTTGATGTGCTTGAACTACTGGGTCTGCGTCATACCACTTATCCATATCACCCTTAAGTACAGTCAAACCATTCAGTGGGTCATAGTCCCACCCTTTAGCGTCCATTTCTTCTTTGGTTAGTTTACCGTTGTAGTGCATAAACTTATCTCTAAGGATAATCTTAAAGTCAAGATCGAGCTTCTTGAGTCTCATCTTATTTATGCTATATAGTTCTAGGTATTTGGAGTGAAGTTTAGCAGAATCTCTGGAGGATTCATCAAGTCTCATTTCGTCTATGAGGGAGTCTTTCTTCCACATTTCTAATATTTTTTCTAAATTATTCATAATGTAATCTCACTGGTTTAAGAATAGTCTGTTTTAAGTACTATTATACTACAAAACACGACAAAAGTAAACCATTTATTTTATCTCATAGTATGTATACTTGAATGAAGCATCTGCTTGGAGGTATTCGACGTCAGTTTGTTGTGTTGAAAATTCTAATGCAGATAAAGTAGTGGGGAAACAATCCTTGAAGGTTATCTCCTTACTTACATTATTATGTGATGTTAGTATAGATAGTGTTGCATCATACTTTAGAGATTCACCTTTAGGGTCTTTAATGATATTATGCATCCAATTGAACATCTCAATATAGTTATCCATGTCTTCGGTTACATTAAACCTAATTGCAAGTTCATCAAAGTTTAGTCTATCACCTGTCATGGCAACATTAACTCCCCTAAAAGGGACTGTTGACTCTGGCAATGATATACCTGGCAAAGTAACGGAAGTACAGAAATACTCGACATTGGGAAACTCTTGAGCATTAATCTTAAATTGAAACCCTACAGGGCTTAAAAAATTCTTATTTGTGGTTAGTGTCATGTTCATCCTCTATGGGCTCTTCTTCTAGTAGACCCCAGTAATTCCATCTTCCGTCTTCTTTAGTATCTTCCATAATACTATTTATAAGGGCTTACTTCTCTTTACTATTATATTTATAAGACAAAAAAAGGGACTCCGAAGAGCCCCTTTAGGTGAATCACTTATGATTAATATTAAGTCATAAGTCCGTCAACACGGAAGATTCTGAAGTATGGGTTAGCACGATCAGTACCAGCACCTGCTGCAGTTCCCACGAATGGGTTCTGTTGCATTCCATATCTTGTCTTGAATCCGATTCTAGGCTGGAAGTCATTCTCACCAACGGCTTTAACCATAGTTAAAGGAACGTAAGGACAATAGAATAGACCAGCATCATACGGGTTAGTACCTCTGTAACCAACACATACGAAATCACCAGTAGCATATGGATCAATATATACTTTGATTCTTCCACTCATAACACCAGCAAAGGTATTACCAGTATCATCTACTTGAAGACCAGTAGACATTGCCGGAGCATAGTCTAACACACCAGCAGCTGCAATAGCAGATGCAACGTCAGAAGAGACAACTACAAAGTTACCCTTACCACGTCTAGTGCTTTTAGCGACCTGATTACACTCTCTTTCGATTTGCATAATAAGACCTTTGATCTTCTCAACCATCCAACGGCCATCACCATCTGTATCAACATTAAAGACACCTTTGAGAGCTACGTTAGAAGTAGCAGCACCAAGAGTAGCTTTTGTATATACAGTTCTAATTAACTCTCTGTTGATTTCCGCAAGGATTTCAGAAGAAAGAATATTAGCAAGTTCTGCTTCAGCGTCAAGACCGTGAATTGCTTTAAGGTCTTGAGCGAGTTCCATTGTGTACTCAGCTTTCAGAGCTCTTGACTTAGCAGTAACAGTTGCTTTTTCGATTGAGAAAGCCATCTCACCGAAAGAACCGTCACCTGTACCACCAACACCAAGTCTTTCAGCAGCATCTGTATCCATTGCTGAACCGAAAGTAGAAACTGTATCAGCTTCATCAATGATACTACCATCAGTATCAGCATCAGTTACACCAACAAGTCCAGTAGGATCTGCTTGATGAGTACCAGTTCCAGAGAATCCAGAATCAGCTTCGTTATGAAGTGCTTCTGTTCCACCCTGTGTAGAGTACTTAGATTTCATCGCAAAGATAAGTCCAGTAGGACCAGTCATTGGTTGAACACCAGCGATATCATAAGCGATGAGGTTAGGCATTGCACGTCTTACCAAAGAGATAAGAACTGGATCAAAAGTAGCGATATCGCTACCTGCCTGGTTATTAGCTGCAGCTGCTTCAGAAATG